GTTTTAACTGATGATTGGTCACCTTTGGCTCGTCATCGTGTTATGATTCACGCTAGTGCCGAGGAAATATCAAAAATGCGTTGTCATCTACAGGCTGTCGATTTGAACCCTAAACTTAATGAGGCATGCCGTAAAGTCAGTCGCATTAATTTCCCGAAAGATATGGCTGCTGACATGCTTACTGGTGTTCCTGGTTCTGGTAAAACCAGATTTTATAAATCTGTTGTTGATAATGATACCATAATAGTTGCACCTACTCAAGAGTTACGTGATCAAATCAAAAACGACCTCAAAAATGCGTTTGTTGTGACTCAACATCAAGTTTTTGCTATATCGAAAGTTTTTAAGAAACTTATTATTGATGAAGCATGGTGTTTTTACACCGTTCAAATTGCTGCTATACATGCGCATATTCAACCTGACTCAATGTTGCTCGCTGGTGATCCTAATCAAGTTCCACCGATTGATTATGAGTCTGATTTTACAGACTGTTTCAAATTGTCTGATTCTTATGAGCGTATTAATAATATGACAACTCATCGTTGTGCACATGATGCCACATCTTTGGCTAATGGTTTAGGATATAAAGGAATGAAAACAACTTCATCTGTTTCGTCATCTATTTCCATGTTACAATGCACAAAAGCTACGGCTGAAAATGTTATTAAGAAATTGGGTTTTCCGATGATCACTTTTAACGATTCAACAGCTACTGAGTATTTAACTAAAACCATTCATCGTTCACAAGGTTCAACTTATCCGAATCTCGTTTTATATGTTGATGCAAAATCTATCAACACTGGATTACTTCGTTCTGTTGCTCATATCCGTGTCGCTTTAACACGGCATACCGACAATTTATTGATTCTAGGAAGTGCTGATGGCTTTGTTGATACACTTTTTCATGTCAATTCAAAGCTTGAGGTGAACAACGCTCGTTTCGGACAACACGTGTCCGATACTGACGTTGTTTGCTAGCAATCACCGCACTTGTTTAACGTAGGCATGTATTTAGAACCTGTACCTTTAGATCGCAATGTTACTGCTGATATTGTTTCTGATGTTCTTGATGGTTATATGAATTCAAACAATATTCTCGACGATCACATTGCACAAGTTGGTATTCTACATGCTGAAAATAAAGGTGGTGGTCGTGGTATTTTAAATGCCGAAAAATACATTGCTCGTATCGTTAAACAAACTCGTATTCGTGGGAAAAAGTTACCAACTCATACCCATGCTCGTAATCAATTTAATTTAACCAGTGTGATGCTGTACACGCTTATGGATCGATATTCGAAGATTACTATTGGTTCTAATGATGCTATTGATGATTTGATAGCTTGTTTTGAAACATTTGCAACGAAGTTTTGCAAACCAATACCTTATGAACCTTTACAAATTCAACCTACTCATGAATTAGCTATAAAATTTCTTGCTAATTGTGGTCCTAATGCTACTGCATTATTTAATTATGTGTCTAATCGTTCTGTTTATGATGATTTCACTGTTCATTATGCGGCATATATGCGTTCTCTTCAAGAAAAGAACATACCTGCCGATATGCTTCAAAAAGAATTTGATGATTTTTCTGCTTTTATTGATTTCTTCGCTAAAAGACAAGCTAAAGCTGACATACGACACTTTTATGACACACGCATGAAAGCTAGTCAAGGTGTATCGGCTTTTCAGAAACACGTTAATGCACTTTTGTCTTCTTATAGTCGACAACTTGCTGAAACTTTGCATACTATTTTGTTGCCTAACGTTTTGTTGGCTTCGAATCGTTCTGATGCTGAGTTAGGCGCTTATATCGCCAATATAATGCAAGCTGATAAATATGAAGACATTTGTGAAAATTTGGCAAATGATTTTGCTGAATATGATTCTAGTCAATATTCTTTGTCACCTATGGCTAATTCTTTGTTTATGTC